GCAATGGGCAAAAAATTATGCAAGCAGTATGTTCGAGGTTGCAGAGCGCAATTAGACACAGACTACTCCAAATCTGCATGTGAAGAATGCTTAGTAAAGGAACGTGAAAAAGACCGTGTTCGCCGTGGATATGCTCAAACAACAGTACCTGAACAAAATAAGCAATTTTGCACGACGTGTTGTAAGAGTTTGGACGAAGAGCAATTTATTGGACAGACCGGAGGAAAAACGAAAACGTGTTCGGCATGCAGAGAAGCAAATCGTTTACAAGACATGAAACGAGATAAAGAACACCGAAATGAATTATCACGTATAGCCGAGCAGAAGCCGGAACGAAAGGCCGTAAAACAAGAATGGAATGAAAATAATTATGAAAAAGTAGTGTTGAAGGGTTTGAATTATCGGCAGCGTCAGATTGAAGCGGATATAGACAAATATTTGAATAAAAATGCAGAAAATGCAAAGCAATGGCGTGAAAATAATCCAGATAAGGTAGCTGTTAGTAATCAAAGTAGACTGGAAAATATAAAAATTCACTATTCTAATTATAAACGGTCAGCAAACGATAAAAATCTTAATTTTGAAATATCAACTGAGGAGTTTGATAAAATAATAAAAGCACCGTGTCATTATTGTGGAATTATTCAAGAACGTGGATTTAATGGAGTTGACCGAGTGAATTCAGAAGTCGGTTATGTCACAGATAATTGTGTAAGTGCGTGTAGTATGTGCAATTATATGAAAGCATCTTTGTCGGAAAATGCATTTCTTGGTAGAGTAGAACATATTTTGACATATAATGGGCGAATTACCGGACGATTATTTCCGGAGATGTTTCCAGATTATACTGCGGCATCATATATTGAATATAAGAATAGGGCGTCTAAAAAGAACCTCGAATTTATATTATCACACGATGAGTATTTATTCATGATAACCCAAGATTGTTATTTATGTGGAAAGAAAAGTAATTCTCACCATTTGAATGGTATAGACCGAATAGATAATAACAAGGGGTATACGTTAGACAATGTAAATTCGTGTTGCGCAAATTGTAATTATATGAAAAAAAATTATATGTTAGAAGACGTGTTTAACAAATTTATGGATATATATTCATTCAATATCATACAAAAACAAGTATTACAACCTGACAATATAGTTAAACAAATAGTAGTTGAACTAGTAGAACAAGTTGAAAATCGTGTACACAATGATATAACTGAACATAATAAAAAAATGATTGAAAATGAACAAAATAGATTAAAACAGCAGCGATATAGAGAAAAAATTATTCATGAACAGGGCATTGAAGTATTGCGTGCAAAAGAAGCTGAAAAAAAACGAAATCAACGTAATAGAAATATTGTTGCAAATAAAAATAAAAAGACGGATGAAGAAAAACGAGAAGAAACCCGTGTAAAAAAACAACGTCAACGAGCTGAATTGAAGGAACGATATGGCGATGAAGAATACAAAAAAATGAGAGCAATGGAATTAGCTACATATCGGAAGAAGAAACAAGAAACCTGAATTTAGCATTTAATTTATAGTTTTTTTATAAATTAAATTTGATTATACAGTTACATTTTTATTTTTGTTTTATTAGTAAAAATATTAATTTTATTATGATTGTTGGTCCCGAACATTTGTCCCTAACCTAATTACTGTACGCCACGCCAGCCATACCGCTCATTACACGGAGCACATTGTAATTGACGGCATACACACGCACCTTAGCAGTGTTGGTACCAGACACAGTTCCGGAGGAAAGGACCAGTTGAAGCACGGCATTGTCAATGCGGGAGAAGTTGCACGAGCCAGAGGGCTGGTGCTCCTCAGGGCGCAGAGCGAAGGAGTACACGTTGATACCGCAATCAGGGGCACGGGTGTGGTGTTGGAAGGGTTGGACAGTGTCGAAGTAAGAACCCTCACGTTCAGAGAAGCGGTCCTGGCCGTTGAGTTGCAACTTGGCGGTGACCACAGGGTTCTCACCCCAGCAGTGCATGTCAAGGGCAGTCTCAGCAAGCACGAAGGTACCAGCATCAGTCAAGGATGCACCATTGGCGGAGGTACCGGCAGCTTGGTGTTGAACACCATCAAGCTGGAACAGACCATCAGTGATGGTGCTTCCGCTAACAGACGCCTCATTACCGAAGGCAACGACGGCGTTGGGAAGAGCATCAATGGCGTCAGTGTAGTTGAAGGGTTGGGCACCAAGGGTCTTGTACAGGGTAGCACCACCAGTCAAGGAAGCGCAGTAGTCAACGTTGGCATCAGGCTGAACAACCCACACAAGCTCCTTGCAAGGGTGGTTGAAGTTCAACTTAATCTTGTTGGAAGAAGAACCGACGGACTCGTCACCAGTGAACTGCACCTGCTCAATGAGGTATTCATGGGGGTTCTGGGCCATCTTGCGGCGCTCATCGGTATCAAGGAAGATGTAGTCCACGTACAGAGAGGCAGCCACAAGGGACTGTTGGTAAGCCTGGGACACAGACTGGGTAGCAGAACCAGCGCTCAAGGACTTCACAGCCCACAAGCACTCACCAATGGGGCGGAAATCAATGTTGATCTTCACCTCGTGGTACTGAAGGGCAATCAGGGGAAGGGCAAGTCCGGGGTTGCGGCAGAACCAGAACTGCAGAGGCACGTAGAGGGTGGTCTCGGGCAAGGCGTTGCGGGGAGCGCACACCTGGTTGGGGGCACCGGAAGCAGCGCAAGGACCAGACACGGCAGCGAAGTTAGGGTCGGTGATGTAGGTAAGCTGGGTGGTGTTACCAATCATCTTGAAGTAACCCGCCTGTTGCTCCTTGGAGAGGGTCAACTGGTTCCAGATGTGCATCCAGTCACCATATTGACGGTCAATGCGTTGACCACCAATCTCAACCTCAACCTGGGCAATCAATTGCTCACCGATGAAATCCAACCAACGGGCATACACATCATCGGAACCACCCATAGTTTGGTTAATCTCGGGGAGGGTCACCTGAAGGTAGGTGCGGTATGCAAGATCACCGTTGCGGCTGATAGTGCAGGTCACACGGCGTCCGAAATCAGCCTGACCGGAGAAGGTCTGCTCAATGGACTCCATTGCGAAGTTGGTGTGGCGTCTGTAAGACACCTTCCAGAAAGTAATCTCAGGGGTTCCGGTAAGGAACACGTCTTGTGCGCCATAGGCGACTAATTGCATCAAACCACCAGCCATTGTATGGAATTATATAATCTGTAAAGAAAAAAATTTGAAAATATTACAAAATTAATAAATAATTAAAAATGGCTAAACCGATGTTTTCCATAAATTTTAATTCTTATATAATAACCTGTATCACAAATACGGCCCCCAATTATATAAATCACATTTGTCAATTTCTAAGTAATAAATGTAATTTGTGAACAATGCCTAAATATGTATCAATACGATGTTCATATATATCGAACAATTTTTGGTTGAACCAACATGTTATCAACGCAACACCATAACAAATAATTATGGTAACAAATTGTCAGCACAGCTATTCGAAATTAAAAATGTTTCTAAATAATTTTCTTGGAATACTTCGTGCCGATTTTCGTGTTTTTTCGTAAAAATATAAGCGTTATTCGATTTTTTAATCGTCCACCCTTGTTCTAATGCATTTGTAATAAAAACCATTTTTTGAAAAACCGGTTTTTCGATTTTTATATTGTTTGGTGTGTCTGCTAATAAATGCGTGGGTAGTTTATTGTTCATAGATATAGTATTGGACACATAACAATTCGTTTCCGATTACGAATTCGTTAAATCGGGTTACTTGAATTAGCCTAAAATCAACATAAAAACACGGTAACAAATACTACATTAACGAAAATAGATGTCTAGTTCTCAAATAAAAACGACTGGACAAAAACATATAAATACGATTGATGAAAAGCATACCGACATGTTACGTTTATTTAATGAAACGGAGACGGAGGTTATTCCCAAATTAAATGCGGAAAAGGATAAATTAAAATCGTATATACGAACATTACGGCCCGACCAAGTATCGGAATATCTGGATGCACGAGATAGAATAACTGAAATTCAGAGCGAAATAAGTAAACACAAGAAAAACCGTAAAGAATATATGTTAAACAATGCAAAGTACATTTTTGATTATTTTGAACAGAAGCAACAAATCTCCAATAAAATAGAACAAACCCAGAACATGAGTTCGGTAAATACCTTTTTCAAGATTAAGTCTACCCAGTCAGACACAGATAATCAAGCAAACAATAAATACGCCAGATTAAAGAGAAACTGTCAAAAATATTGGCGGAATGTCACGAATGACCTGAATAATATGCAGGATTATGCGGTTCCATCGGATATTTGTGAAGTATGTCATATTGGCGAATTAATACCACAGGATGAAGAGGGCATTCTTATATGTAATAATCGGAATTGCGGGCGATTTGTGACATATATTATCGACAATTCAAAACCAAATAATAAGGAGCCACCGAATGAGGTATCATATACCGCATATATCCGATTAAATCATTTCAAAGAAATTCTCTCGCAGTTTCAGGCAAAGGAAACGACCCAAATTCCGGAAGAAGTATTAGATGCTATTCGGGCACGTATAAAAAAGGAACGTATCACGGACATGTCGTTGATTAATTATGATAAAATGCGTGATATTTTACGTAAATTGGGGCTGAATAAATACTTTGAACATATTCAGTATATAAATTCTCTGTTTGGGATTAAACCTCCGATTATGAATGAAGAACTGCATGAAACGCTGTGTGTTCTCTTCATTGAGATACAAAAACCATGGGCAGTACATTGTCCGGCAAATCGAACCAACTTTTTTAATTATACTTATACGCTACATCAGTTGTGTGTACTTCTTGACCAAACGCAGTACTTACCATATATCCCAATGATGAAAGACCGAGAGAAACAGCTCGAACAGGACATGATTTGGAAAAAAGTCTGTCAGGATTTAGACTGGGAATTTTTCCCCTCCGTATAGATTTTTGTTTATTTCCACCAAAATCTATATAAACCGTTTCTGTTATTTAGTATAACGCAATGTCCATCCAAGAATTTTCCTATCCCATTCAATTAACTCTATCCTATTCGAATGATTTTGAATACCGAAAGTCGATACGACAATTGTTTCAAATGAATTCGGCAAGTTATCCTGATATAGTGCATTCGGATATTGACGGGGTGAGCCGAGATGAACTAGAATATGACGAAAAATCAGCCGATTTGGCGATGCAATATGTGATGGATAAAACATCTAATTTGCCCTTATTTTCACCCATTTACGAACAAGCTGCGTCCTTTATGTTTTCAACGGATAAGAATATTGGAATAGCCGTATTATTTAGTTATGATTATCTGCTACTTTTCCATAATTGCCTCGTGGATTATTTTATATCTTTAACGAATATGGATACGTCTTTTACGAAAGAAAATAAAAATTATCAGTTGCTTTATAATAAACTTTTTACGAAAAGATAGTGGATTTTTTTGTATATACAATGTATATCGTATATACAAATAGTTATGTCATCTACACGCAATAAAAACACACCCGGCAATTACTCCTTAGAACAACTTTCAAATAATGCAGGCAGCAAGTATTCAACCTTTGAGAATTCTGCATACGGCAAACCAGTTGAAACGCATTTACCTGGAGATGGATTGTTGCCTGGACGAATTGCGCCCACTAATCTAGCGTATAATGCATGCGACATTGAGTCTCAATTGTTTGGAATTGGGTCGACGAACTTGGTAAGTCCGGCGAGACCCGTGAACCCAGATTTTAAAACGGTTCAATCACTGAATATGATTGATAAATTGCCGGTTCTAGTACCGGAACCATTGGTGATTGACCGAAACCAACGACCTTATTTTATGAACTAGACCGGTTTTTTACGGTGTATCTCATATAGGAAGCACGTTTATTTTTAAAGGACGTGTTATGGGAGGAAGATTTGGCTGGACGAGCATGGAGCTCTTGCGGAGTAATGATTAGTGCATTCGGTCTATCGACCACTTTGTCTACCGGTTCTGAGGGGGGTAATAATCGCTTTAGATTTTCTATAAACTCTGTTTGCACGTTACTCGGTGAGATATTATCGGGTAATTTATCGCATGGTTCTAATAAAAAACTTATATAATCGGTGAGTGGTTCAGTCGAGCCATTCGAATGAATACGTATTGGTAATTTTATATTCGCCATCACATACCGTTCATTCATTTGTAAGTTAAATATAAAAAGAGCCTTATATTTAACTCTGTTTTAACCTAATTATTTAGTTTCGGTTTGCACAAGTATTTTACGGGTATTCGGGTTAAAGAAAATACGCTTGATAAAATTGGGTGCATTGGGTTCCTCAATATATAGTTTGCCTATGTAGATGTGACCTTCAGGTAGTTCATAATCGTCGTCTTCAGCTTCTTCCTCTTCGGCAGTCACTTCCTCTTCGGCAGTCACTTCCTCTTCTACTTTGTCCTCGGTTTTAGGTTTTGTAAATGAATTAAATACGCCTTTTAACCAATCTAATATTGACATAGAAGTAGATGGACATGGAGTTCCAATAGTAGTTGTAGGTACAGTAGGAACGGTAGTTGTAGGTACAGTAGGAACGGTAGTTGTAGGTACAGTAGGAACGGTAGTTGCCTGTTCAGTAATTGCCTGCTCTCCATCTTTAATCATATTTTTCGTCGTTTCTTTCGTCGTTTCTTTTATCATATTTGTCATCTTGTTAATTTTCATATCGTCTATATGTTCAGTTACATATTTAATAGCTGTAGTTCCAGTAGTAGAAGCAGTGGCGGCAGCAACAGCTGAACTAACTGCAGCAATAATCGGAGGTGTAGTAGGAGATGAAGGAAGAACTGGATGAGTTGGAGGTAAAGGAAGAACTGGATGAGTTGGAGGTAAAGGAAGAACTGGAGTGTGATTTAAAAGATGTTTACTTTGTGTTCCAATAGAATTTGGAATAAATTTATCAACCGTTAGAGATGCGGCCGATATAGCAGCAGCAATAGCGGAAGAGGCAGCTGCAACAGATACATTTATTGGTACATTTTCAAGTTCAGGTTTGACTTCAACTTCAGTTTCCGGCATGAGTACATCTTTATTACTATCAGTAGAAACGGTAGAGGCAGCAGATGCCGTAGCAGCAGATGCTGCCGCAACGGATGCTATTATTGGAATATTGTCGACAAACAGTGTAGATGGTTCTACAACTACAATATCTTGTTCTTTGTTATCAGGCACATTAGTTGTTTTAAATGTATTTACTAGTATATCTAATAATTTTGTAAAATCAGCGGAATGATACGGATGAACAATTGGCTCTGGTGATACAGTATCCGAACCGGTTACCGATGAAGCAGTCGCTACAGAAGCCGCCACAGCGGATGCAATTGATGGAATGTTAATATTATCTGTTTCACGTACAGGTTCAGGTACAGGTTCAGGTACAGGTTCAGGTACAGGTTCAGGTACAGGTTCAGGTTCAGGTACAGGTTCAGGTACAGGTTCAGGTACAGGTACAGGTTCAGGTTCAGGTTCAGGTTCAGGTACAGGTTCAGGTTCAGGTTCAGGTTCAGGTTCAGGTTCAGGTTCAGGTTCAGGTACAGGTACAGGTTCAGGTTCAGGTACAGGTTCAGGTACAGGTACAGGTTCAGGTTCAGGTTCAGGTACAGGTACAGGTTCAGGTTCAGGTTCAGATTCAGATTCAGAACCGATGATGGATGCGGCAGTAGATGCGGCAGAAGCAGCTGCTGCGGATACAATTGTAGAAATATTTGACATATCCTTAGATGGTGCTGGTGGCGGGAAAATGGGTGTTTCGGGAAAAGATTTATTTTCCTGGATAGTCACGTTATTCAATTCATCTTGTTTCACATAAACCGGAGGAACTGGAGGCAAATTACCCATCTTATCTGTTTTAAATGTCTCTACTAATACATTTACTAATTTTGTAAAATCCATAGGGGTAGGAGCAGAATGTGTTATAGGTTTATTAGTTTGTTTATTTATCTCGTCAGTTGTCGGAGGAACAGGAGGATAAATAATCGTATCTTTTGGCTTAGGCGGTTGCGGCATACGTAACTTATCTTGAATACTTGAAAATAAGTCGAATAATTTGTTACTTAAATTCCGTTTTGGAGTTTCACCTAAATTATTGGTCGAACTCATTATTTATATTATTATGCGTAACGTGTATAAAATATGCAAACAAATTACTTTTGCAAAAGTACTTTGTTCTAATTTACACTTTTGTGTAATACTTGTCTTATTTACGTCGTTTTGTAAATCTTTGCTTGGTAGACTTCGTTTTGTTGGATACTTTTTTATGTATCCGATTATTTCTCGTTGAAGTAGAATATCGACGCTTATGTAAAATCTTTCTGGTATTTATGCCGCCACCCATTATTTTGTTATTTTTGATTTCTAATGGTAAATTTGTACGACGATTATTTATAAGAGTACTCATACTATCAGAATTAAGTTTGTCTTCTGTCTCCCATTTGTTAATGTTATCTTCATTTGTTATATATGTTTTCATTCTACTAACATGCGTCTTATTACTATTTTTTGATGCATCTAATTCATCAATGAAGTTACCAATTGTTTTTTTACCAATATTCTCATCTCCATAGATAGTTTTGCCATACCTATTCGTTAATTTAATAGGAAAATCTTTAATTTTATTAAATTTAGATTGCATCTGTTCACTAGCCTCATTTGGTATTTGTTCACTAGTCACAATTGGTTTTTCTTCTTCACTAGTCACAATTGGTTTTTCTTCTTCACTAGTCACAATTGGTTTTTCTTCTTCACTAGTCACAATTGGTTTTTGTTCGCCATAAATTAACTTTTTCAATTGGTCAGCACTCGCCGTTACATCAGTATTCTCGTTTAAATCTACAATTATCTCTTTCGCAGTGTCATTATTTATTTGTACTTTTTGAATAGATGCGTTACCTGTATTATCAATATCAACCTGAATGTTAATTTTTCTCGCTTCACTCATTTATACAATACCCCTAGATAAATATCATATTGCACTAAATATTATCGGCCTACTTTCTTCGGGTTTGATTACGTTTTTGTTTTTTTTGTTTATTATGAGTTCGATTTATTGGTTTATGAAGATGTTTTGTTGCTCGACGTGTCTTGTGTAGTCGTGTCTTACGTTTATTACGTGTAGATTTGCCGCCAATAATACGACGGGCAAACCGTTTATAGAATATATCTGTAATAATGCTTGTTATATAGTTTATACATTCGTTAATACTTGTAACTAATGTTTGATGATGTATTTTGTTGCTATGTATACGTATATCTGTCAAGTGTTTATTATACTCGCTTAAACTGCGTTTGATACCATCGATATACATCTTGCTTAACGATAATGTTTGATTAAAATTTTTATTTGTATCAACAAACTTGTACAGTTCATTAATTACCTGAATACATTTATCAATAATCGGTTTATATGGGTCAGTATAAACAGTCTCTTTAGTAGTAGAAGCAATATCCGCCTGACCTATTAACTTCATAACGGAATTGATTAAAATCTCAGCAAATGGATGCGTATATTCGTCGTTGCCAAAACAGCGCAATAAACTATATATACTAATTTGACAACGAGTAATAGCATTAATATATTTATTCTTATTTTTATTTAAATCATTTTCAATATCGTGTTCAATAATATCATCAAAAACATTATCAATGTTAGCAATTTGTGTAGAAAAGTAAGCTAATGTGTTAGAAATTCGTTTCGTATCACATGTAGTTGTTACTTGTGGATTATCTATATTTTTACGTATTATACTATTTAAATCAGTATATAACTTGTGTATTTCATTAGGAATACTTTTTATATTATCAATAATTTGATTACCATGTGTATCTTTGAATAGATGCGGACTATTTGTGTATTTTGTATATTCGTCAAATTGCGATGTGGTTTGTAATAGTAACTTATTCATATTGATTAATTTTATTTGAATTAGTGCAATCGGAGTGTCTTCTACTGTTCGAAAAATATTTTCCTCGTTATCATCTGATTGTTCACGTTCATCAGTACGTTTATTATGCTCTTCTAATTCTTTTAACGTTTTGTTCATTTCATCTTCACTAAATTCAGCATCTTTTTCGGCTGTCTTACCTAGAGACGGTAGGGTTCTTGCGATAGAGGTCTTTTGTAGATTACGACGTTTTCTTACTGCTTCCATTTTTAACCTAGCTTCTTCCGCTAATCTTGCTTCATCTGCCTTACGAGCCTCCTCTGCTATCCTAGCTTCTTCCGCTTTACGAGCGATTTCTGCTAAGCTAGCTTCTTCCGCCTTACGAGCGATTTCTGCTAACCGAGCTTCTTCCGCCTTACGAGCGATTTCTGCTAACCGAGCTTCTTCCGCCTTACGAGCGATTTCTGCTAACCTAGCTTCTTCCGCCTTACGAGCGATTTCTGCTAACCTAGCTTCTTCCGCCTTACGAGCGATTTCTGCTAACCTAGCTTCTTCAGCTTTACGAGCTTCTTCAGCTTTACGAGCTTCTTCAGCTTTACGAGCTTCTTCAGCTTTACGAGCTTCTTCAGCTTTACGAGCGTCTTCAGCTTTACGAGCCTCCTCTGCTAACCTTGCTTCTTCAGCTTTACGAGCCTCCTCTGCTAACCTTGCCTCTTCAGCTTTACGAGCTTCTTCCGCTAACTTAGCTTCCTCTGCCTTACGAGAGATTTCTGCTAACCTAGCTTCCTCTGCCTTACGAGCGATTTCTGCTAACCTAGCTTCTTCCGCCTTACGAGCCTCCTCTTCTATCCTAGCTTCTTCCGCCTTACGAGCCTCCTCTGCTAACCTGGCCTCTTCTGCTAACCTGGCATCTTCTGCTAACCTGGCCTCTTCTGCTAACCTGGCCTCTTCTGCTATCCTAGCTTCTTCCGCCATACGAGCCTCCTCTGCTAACCTGGCCTCTTCTGCTAACCTGGCCTCTTCTGCTAACCTGGCCTCTTCTGCTAACCTGGCCTCTTCCTCATTAGGTGTATTAAGAGGTACTGTAAATAAAAGAGGACCCTTACTGCAATTATCTATATCTATGTTCCCAATATCTTGTATATTTTCTATAGCAATTATCTGTAAATTATATGAATTATCAGAAGCAACTGTAAATCGTATATTATCATTCATATAAACTGGGTCAAGGGCATTATAAATCGCTTCTAGAGCTTCTAGAGTAAACTTTATATTCGAAAACTTCGTAACTGATGTGTCTATACTGGTTCCTATATTATATACTTTATATTGAACTTCGTTACCAACGACACAAGGGGCAATATCAATATCAACCGGTTTATTCAGTCTTAAAAGTTCCACTACGTTATTTATAATTAAATCATTATTACTCGGGTTTGACATGTCTATTTATATATTACAAACACTAAAAAATTGATTTAATAAAAAATATCTATTAAATAATAAACAAGAATATAGAAAATATGAATTATCTAGTAGAAGCACCCATGAGAAATAGCAAGGTCCTGGTGTTTGATGTGGAGACATCCGGATTGTTGCCGCAGAAACCTCGTTATTCAAATGCACCTATCCCCATCACTGAGTACCCGCACATTCTTCAGTTAAGTTTTGCGATATATGATATAATAAATAAACAACTCGTGCGTACATACGACACATATATAAAAGTCGATGGGAGTGTAGTTATCAGCGACTATATATCTAAACTTACCGGTATCACCCCAGAGATTTGCAATCATTCCGGAAAAAATATATTGGATGTATTAAAAGAATTTTACCAAGCCTATATCGAGTGTGATGTAATTGTAGCACACAATATAGATTTTGATGAAAAAATGATATTAGTAGAGTTAGAACGTAATCGACCTCAAATAATTAAACAAATACCAGAATGTATGATATTATTCAACAAAATGTATGAGGGAATACAAGGTAAAGAACGATATTGCACAATGCGTAAAGGAGCGTCTTTGTGTAATATTATGATGGAACCTAAAACACCAGGTAAATCGGCAATGACAAAGTGGCCCAAACTCGCAGAATTATATGCGAAATTATTTAACGGAGAGGTGGTTGATGGTATGCACAATTCAATTGTCGATGTGATGGCGTGTCTGCGTTGTTATTTGTTAATTCGACACAATATTCAAATGGAAAAATAACAAAAATAAAAAACAAAAATAAAAAACAAAAAACAAAAAACAAAAAACAAAAAACAAAAAACAAAAATAAAAAATGTCTGAGTGGTTCAGAAATTTTTGTATGTAAAAGGTCAACTTACATGGTCATCAATTTGTGGCGTTTTCAGGCGGTGTATGCGAGCGCTGACTACGTTTGATAGGTTGTTCATTTTTTGATTTACGAATTTTTATAGTCGTGTTATTCAGTTTACGTTTGCGTAATTCGATGACTGGCTTTTTCTGTGAAATTGGAGGCGTAAGTGACCTGCGAGTTCGCTTGGAAGGTCGTTCGTGTTTTGATTTACGAATGTTTATAGTAATGTTATTCAGTTTGCGTTTGTTCAATGCGATATTAAGTTTTTGCGGTGAAATCGGAGGTGATGACCGACGAGTTCGCTTAGCGGGTCGTTCGTTCTTATTTTTTCGTATAATATTTCTAGTGGCCGATAATACCCGTTTGTTTGATGTGTATAATAAAGTTAACATTGTATAGACGTTAAAATAGTCGTCGAATGTGTCTTCATTATACAACGTATATTGTTGTGGGTCGAATAGATATAAATTATTATCATTGTCTTTATACGCAATCATAGCATGTCCAGGCGGAGGTTCTTTGGATAATA